CTCATCAAATTCTTCTGCTTTAAGGAAAAATTTGTAATAAGCTGATTCGAGTTGATTATAATAATATTTAGAGATCAACAATACAAAATCATCACCCTTACAAAGTAAACCATAGTCATCCTTTGTAAGCTTGAGAATTTGTTCTAATACAAAACGATTATACATTGCCATACGCAAGGTATTGCCAAAAGTTGTATCAGGTGATCCTGATCCAACAGTAGCATCCAAAGTCATATAGCCTAATTGTTTATGTACACCATCTATCAATGCAGTAAGCATTAGTTTGCGATAACGCCTACAAGACACTGATCTAAATATTTCGCTATCAACATGAGTTATATAGTTGTTGTCAACTAAATAATTATATATTAATCTATCAATATATTTACATTCATGTAATTGTGACAAATCAAAGCCGGATCCATCACCTTGTGCTGACAGATCGAAACCTTTTTCATAACAATTCTGATAATAATCCGCCATTTCTTGATATGTCTTTCCTCCACAATAACCGTGAAATTTCTTTGAGAAAAGATATTCAAGTTGCCATATAACTGGTCCCATAACGAATTTGACTTCAGCATTAGGTGCTGAGATATTGCGAGCCTTAGCTGAATCATCAATCTGTAATTCAACTTTAGGAAAATTGCTATATACATACTTATCAAGCTGTGATATATCAATTCCCAATATCTCTCTTTGTTGTTTGGAAGTCAAATGGTTGAACCAATGATTATATGAATATTTAAAATTATATAAAATAGGGACTATTTCATTATTAAATATGTCATTACAAAATTCATACCAAGCATCCCGTATAACAGGATCCATAGCAGGCATGGATTTAGCTTGCCGATGACTAGCAGCAAGCATTGTTTTTATACAATTTTTATATACTATCAATTTAGCTGTATTGCTAGAAGTAGGTAAAATCCTTTTAGCAACTGGTTTATTGATATTTTTACAAATACAGGGTATTTCATCTAATTTAACAATCCCTGGATCATAAAATAATTTATATTCATGCCGTACACTCAAAGTGACGGCATATTGTTTTTGTACAACTTCATTTACACATATACCATACATTATGTTATCATGTGAGGTGTGTTTTAGGGTTGGCCATATTTCCTACTTATCAGGAGAAAATAATGCCATGGCTTGATTAACCAATTTCAAATCATTACCCAACACACCTCTTATAACATCAGAGAAGAAAACTACAAATCTATCAAATAAACTTACAGTGTAGAATGCTTTCCCTGATTTATAAGCGTTAACCCAGTTTGACATCTTCATCTGGGCTACCTCAGTCAATCGGGCGCTAACCGTCATGACTTCAAATAACGCCATCACCAGTATTCCAATTGCTTCATCACCCAATGTGTTTGTAATTGAGTAAACTAACTTAACTACATCCGACAAGGTGTTGAAATCAATTGTCTTAGCTGATAATAGTGTCTTAACTATTTTAGAGTATTCATTTACAGGGATGCACACATTATAATTAGATGCATCTAATATGTGTTTATCCATACAATGCATATTCCAGGTCAGTTCTTGACGAACCACCCTAGATTGTAAGAATCCACTACATTTCTTTACAGCAGTGTATTTCTCACCATTTTGATATATGAACACTGAGTTATCAGTAGATGACTTGACAAAATTTTTAGATGTATCAATCAAATCTAATTTGACTGAATTAAGAGGTTGCTGCTTGTTAAGAATTTGAAGTTGTTT